AAGGAGTTGATTTTAATATCGACGCAGAGGGCCTCATAGTGTGGGTAGATGGAAAGCAGCCTATGTACAACTATCAAAGTCAGCATGGTGAAGTTCTTACGTGGTCCTTCTACGCTAATCCTGTATATCAGGTGATTCAGTCTTTAAGAGAGCTTAGAGTTACTCAAGAGATGAATGCTAACGGGCAGAAGGTCGCCAGACGCCTTCCTCAACAGATTCTAGTAAAAAGAGACTTCTTACCTAATCAAGGTGAAAGTATAGTTAAAAGATGACGTTAACCGCTAACTTAAGTTATAATAACCCTAGCAATGGATGGGAGTTGCGATAGCGTATGCCTGCTGCAGTTTCAAGACGTCAATACAGAATGATGATGGCAATAGCGCACGGAGCCGTGAAGGATGGACCGAGAGGTCGTCCTCCAAAATCCGTAGCCGCCAAGTATACAGATCCTGGTAAGGATGCTCCGGAGTCTAAGGACAACGACAGAGGCGGGACGTGGGGCGAAAAGCACCATGCCAAGGCTAAAGAAAAAGTTAAAGAAGATCGTATCAAGAGAAAGAAGTCTAAGAAAGAGCTGAAGAAGTCTTTTGAAGAGTATCTTGAGAAGAAAGACAAGCATCGCACTAACAACTGTGCCGCAGTGCTTGTAATGGACCAACACAATAGAATTTTACTAGCTACTCACAACAAGGGCGGACTTGCATTCCCAGGCGGTCACTGTCATGCTGATGAGGCGTTTGAAACTGGTGCCATCCGTGAAGCGGGTGAAGAGACAGGTTGTCAGGTACGTATCTCTACAGAGATCTGGAGAGGTAAAACCAACAAGAATAATACCGTAGTTTATCTAGGTGAAATTGCTACTGGCAAACCTAAGAATACTAAAGGCGATGGCGGACATGAAACCATGACTGACTGGACCTGGTATGAGATGGATAAGATACCTTGGGGTCAGCTTCGTGATTGCTGCTATGAACCTATAAAGCATTTCGTATCTACTCGTTTTGGTAAGTCCCTTAAGGGAATGGTCTCTTTAGAGAAGTTAGAGAAGAACATCATTCGTCAGAAGGCTGATGCCGTGTTTGAAGTTTCACACGGAGAGGCATTACACTTAGTAGGTAACGGAATGTTCCGTACCCTAAGACGTGTAGTTGACGGCATGCAGGATGAAGACTTTAAAGATGTATTGATCGATACCTATACATTAAGTATTAGACGTCATATGAGCGATGTGTACTCTGGGCGCGTAAACGACGGGCATAAGACCGTATACCAATTTACTAACAAATCACTTCCTGAACTTACTGCAGCTTTGATGAGCGTCTTCGAGTGGTACTTACCAGAAGACGAAAAAGAATTAAACCTATTAGATGACAATGTATTGAGCGATGATGCAATCCACGGCGGATTAAATGAGCTGATGGATCACTATAAGCGCCACAATATTGGAAATATCTATGAAGAGATGGAAACCATACGCGAACAGTTGCGTAACGGTATGGCTGTGGACTTACAACAGGTTGAGTCTAGAATCATGAAGTTATTCGACAAGCTTGAAAGCGTTGCTCATGAAGTAACTGGCAAGCATAATCAACTAGCACAAGCAGTTGGTAAGGACATGGATGAACTTGAGAGCAAGCTCCGTGAACTTCAAAGTAAGATTGAAAACGTTGATAGAGGTCCTTCTAAAGTAGAAGCATTCAGTGCAAACCCAGCCAACGATACTAAAATTCACGATCAGTATTACTCTTATCTCACTAAACCACGTATCGAGATCTCTCCAAACGGTAAGATCGTTATCTCCTTTGCTCAAGACTGGCAGGACATGGAGAAAGAGAATTTCTTAAAAGATATGCGTGCCAAGGTTATAACGAAGGCGAGTAAAGATGCCTAATATCTTCTTCGAACTCGACAAGCTTAGAGTAACTCTTAGAAATAAGGGATTAGATTCTAGCATTGTTGAGAATATAGTAAACAAAGCTTCTCACGATATCAACATGGCATTCCAACGTCAGGTTGATGCTGCTATGCAATTAGCTATTGAAGCCGGTGTTCAAAAGCGCTCTGCAGATTTTATCAATGAGCTCCAATACGACAACATCAACATGCAGCTTATCACAGATTCAGGAAACATGGAGTTCTCAGATCCTCCGTATCCAATGCTATCTAACTTGTTGAAGAATGCTAAGCCTATCAAAGATGGTTCAGGTGTTTATAAGGTTATTCCAATCGGTTCACCTAGCACCACAGAGAGACCAAAGGTATCTACCAACATATACGATGCCTATAAGCAAGTAAGCGCTCAACGTGTTGAGAATGCAAGAACGCAGGCACAGAAGATTACGCCAGGCGGATCTAAGGGTCAATTTAGAACAGCTACCAGCAAGCAAGATGCCAATACTAAATGGGTCAAGCCTGCCACAGAGAAAGACTTCACTCAAGAGATTCAATCTGTTAACAAAGATTTAGAGTCCACAATGGAAGATATAGTGTTTCAAATAATTAGGTCTTACGAGGAGGGTTTCTAATGCCATTCGTAATGCCGGAGATTATTGTAAGAAAGTTAATAGACCACGGTATCAAGGAGCTTCGTAAGAACAAACCTGCCTTTGATGACCTATTCTCTAACCTAGTTTTAGATGAGCTTAATGAAGACTATGGTTCAGACTATAGAGAGAAGATATGGCAATGGTTCAGTACGACTAAGATTCCTGTAGTTCAAGCTTGGTCATTCAATGCTCAAAAGATACCCTGCATTAGTATCCATCTCGCCAGCGAGACAGAGGACGAATCTAAGGCCGCATTAGATGATCTAGGAGCCGTAGAGGAAGACTTTGAGCTAGGCACTGCTGTCTTTACCACCATGATAGATGTTGGCATCCACACGGCACAGGGCGGCGATTACGTGCTATGGATGTACTACATAGTTTCTTATATCCTATTCAAGCATAAGCAGATGGCTCACAGACTTGGTCTTAAATTACAAACATATAGCGCCTCAGATTATAGCAAAGATGCTGATAAGGGCGTAAACAACGTTTGGACTAGATGGGTACGCTTTAGATGTACAACTCAAAACTTCTGGCATGGCGAACCGCTTCGTGAGTTTGAGCATGTTAACACTTACCCTAAGATTGGGCAACCTTATTCTGAGGACTTAGCTACCAGCTTAGATGTGCCTCATCATAAGGTCGATAGACGTACCAATAAGGGTATCGTAGGTGAACAAATTGATGCAGACGAGGATTATCACAGGTTCATTGACCCTGATGACGAGGACCTCACTTAAGCGTCCAGATACGTTAATATTATATAAGGAGCAATTATGGCTAAAACCAATTTAAAAGAACAAGCCGCTGAAGCGCCAAAGCCATCAAAGGTAGATTTTGATGCTTGGTGGGCAATGAGAGAGAAGAAAGTTCCTACTCAACATCTTAAAGAGATTGTTTTGGCGGATTTTCAAGCTAGACAACTTTCCCTAAAGGAAACTCTGCAAACATACGACGAAGCACTTAGGAAGTACGGCGTAAAACTGAAGTAACTAACTATAGCACTATGTTATAATTAGTTTTGACTTTAACTGACTTAGGAGGATTGCTATGGCAATCAACGTACAATTTAACGGCGCTACAATTTACAAGCCAGGAGCTTACTCTAAGGAATTAATAGACCTTGGCGGCGGTTTCCCGGTAGGACCAACAGGCTTAGTTGCCATCTTCGGTGAATCAACCGCGGGTGCACCAGGTTCTGCAGTTCCTGACATTTCACAAAACGTTTTCCAAGCTGATCAGCTTCCAATGATTCGTAGTATCTACGGATCTGGACCGCTTGTCGACGCTTGTACGTTCTTGTTTGCACCTGGTGCAGACGGAGCGATCCCAGGTGGAGCACAATCTGTTTACATCTACAAGACAAACGCTTCTACACGAGCAACACTTGCGCTAGCTAACAGCTACGGAAGTTTGCAGTCAAGTGTTTATGGAACTAATGGAAATCAAATCACTTACGCAGATGTTGCTGTTCCAGCTCAATTTGCTCAAACAACTTCTTCAGCTCCATTCGATTTAACTGGTGCTCCATTTGACGCAATCGTCAGCGGATCTCCACACTTGAATGACGCACTTGCTCAAGAAGCTCAATCTGATGCATCAACTGCTTTCACTACCTTAGGTACTGAAACTGCAACTCCTATCTCTGCAACCTTAGATGGTCAAACTCTTACTCCTGGTGTTTATAGCACTGGCGCAGCAACCTTAGCGGCTTCTGGAACTGGAACCCTTACCTTCAACGGTGCAGGTACTTACGTAATCCAAACTGCTTCTACCTTAACTACTGGTGCTGGTGGAGTTCCTGTAATGACGCTTACTGGCGGAGCTACAGCAGCTAACATCTACTGGATCGTAGGTTCTTCTGCAACTATCAACTCTGGTTTCTCAGGCACCTTCCAAGGTAACATCCTCGCTGAAACAAGTATTACAGATACATTAGGTGGCACAGTAAACGGTAGCTTGATCGCCCTCAACGGCGCAGTTACTATGAGTGCAGCAGCTAACGTATTTGCTCAATCTTCAAACGAACTTGGCGCAGCAGGTAGTTTCTCAGTATTAGGTGGTTCAGCAGCTACTAACACCGGCGCAAGCGTATTCCACGGTAACGTGGGCGTAAGTCCTGGTACTTCTGCAACCGGCTTTGGTTCTCCAGCAACTATCGTCGCAAGCGGCAGCTTATCATTTACTCTTCGTATCAACGGAGCATCATCTGCGCTTGACAACGTGTTCACAATGCCTAGCGGTACTGTTACAAGAGCATTGTTTCAAACTGCTCTTACTACTTCAGGAAACTGGTCATTAGGTCTTCCTTCTGGAATGACTTTCACAGTATCCGGCGGCTCAGACATGGCAGCGTTTTTAAACATTGCTCAATCGTTGGGAACTAACCCTCAGCGCAATGGACACGGTTTAAACTTTCAGCTTGTTAGCGGAAGCTTACTTGCTCCAGTAAATATTCAACCTGGTTTATACGTTTCTGAAACCGAAGATATGGCTGTTATTACTATCAATAACAACGGCACTAATATCAAGGAATCAGCGACAGTCGGTGGTAACATCGTATTTGAACTTGGTCGTAACGGTGGAGTTGCTCCAGTAGTTACAGTGAATGCTACAAACATGTTGTTAATTAACAACAGTGCCATTGAGTACACAATCGCTCTCGCAAACTTCCCAACCCTCAATGCTATTGCTAATTACATTAACAGCAGCACTGGCGGAAACTGGAGTGCAGCAGTACCAAGCGCATTGTACGGTCAATTAAACCCAAGTGTAATGGATGAAGTTACTAACTTAAGTGCTAACGGTTCTAGCGGGTCTATGCCTGCTCAAATCAAAGATGATGCTTACTCTGTACAGCAATTCTTTGGATCGTCAGTAAACGTAAGCTTGTTAACTCCTGCTTCTATCGGTTTACCTGATCCATCTGCAACTACTTACTTAGCTGGCGGATTACTCGGTGGAACACAAACCTCTGATATCACCAACGCGTTGACTGCTTTACAAGCCGTTCACGTTAACTCAGTGATTCCGTTGTTCTCTCGTAACGCTACTCAAGATATTCAGGACATGATCACTGATCCAAGCTCTAACTACACTATCCTTGGTATTCAACAAGCTACAGTGACCTACTTAAGCTTGATGGCTTCTACTAAGAATCGTTCAGAGAGCCAAGGTTACTTGTCATTGAAAGACACATATTCTAACTGCGTAAACCAAGCTCAAAACTTGGCTAACAGCCGTGTGCAATTGGTCATTCAAGATATTAACCAAGTTAACTCTCAGGGCGTTGTTCAATGGTTCCTACCTTGGGCAGGAGCTTGCTTACTAGCAGGTGCTCGCGGTGGTTCACCAATCGGTTTACCGATGACTCACAAGTATTTCAACATGTCAGGCATTCGTCAGACTGCTCAATTGTTGTCAACTCCTGAAGCGAACATCGTTCAAGGTTTCAACCCACTTACTCAGTATGATAACGCGATCCAAAACGGTATCACTTTCTGGGAACATCCTAACACTGGCGGATTCCGCTTAGTAGTAGATAACACTACTTACGGTCAGGATGCAAACTGGGTTCTCAACCGTGGTAACGTTCAATACGCAGCAGACGTTCTTGCTTACGACTTCCGCAACCAATTAGAGAATATCTATGTTGGTGTTAAGAACACTGTTTCTGCGGCAGAAGTTAAGTCAACCTGCGATGCCATCTTGACCTCTTACTTGGCACAAGGTATCACCGTTTCAACAACTGATGCTACTAACGGATACAAGCTACTAGTTGTTCAAATCGTTGGTAACACTATCAACATCTCTGTTGTAGTGAAACTTGTCGAAGGTATCGACTTCGTATTAGCAACTATCACGTTGCAACGTGCTTCTTCAAGCGCTTAATAAGCCTTGACAAATTAGATCTTAAGGGCCTCATACGAAAGTGTGGGGCCTTTTAGTTTATAGTATGATAGAATTGATATATGGACCAGCTACAAGAACTTTGCATAGCTATTAAAGAAGAGCTGCAAAAGTCTATTACCAATAATCCTGAGAACAGCGATTACATATATAAAAAGGTTAGAGGTTGGATATCCCCTGCTGGCAAACATCATTTAATAGGTAGAGATGACCATTCGCCTTGGCTCGCTAATCATATTAAGTTACCAGAAGGTGAAGACTTCTCTGAAGCATATCGCAAGGGATGGATTGGTATAGGCCACGAAGGCGAGCAATATGCTTCAGTTCATAACGATGTATTAAATAACAGTAAGCATCCTGCTACTATAAAACTAAGACAGCTGATGA